CAAAGTCATAGTGTAAATCTCATCTAACTTAACCTTGAGACGCTCCTTCTCTACGAAAGCTATTTCATAATCCTTGTAAAAGTCATCTACTATATCGTATGCATCAGTAAAAGAAATCCTAGTGATCCTTTCCTTGTTCTTCTTAATAAGGAATTCTGCAAAGTCCTTCTTAGTTTTCATTTCTCTTAAATCCTCTCCAACCAGCTAAAAGTGATCGACGCGCTGCCATCTGATCCGCCCGTCCCTTTAGTCACAACGACAACCATCGTCTAAACTTTATCTTTAAACGACACGCCAATACCAACGCTGAAAAGCTCCAGTAGTAGGACTATCCACCCTACGTTTACCCTCGACGGGCAGCGCCATAGCCAGTGTAAGAACGACCTGAAGAGATAAGCCCGCCTTCAGCGTACTTACCGAACACAAACTTCTTCTTCTTCTTACCCTTATTCTTCTTCGTAGGTGCGTTCTTTATCTTACCACCTTTCTTGTCAGCGTATACTTCATCCTCACCGTCCATGTCCTTACCAGATTGGTATCCTGCAGTAGTCCAGTATTCCGTCTTAGCATTACCACCTTTAGACCAATTAGGATCTTTCTTCTTAGCTTTAGGTGTAGCTTTAGGTTTATCTGTTTTTGCAGAGGTTGTCTTAGCTTTAGGAGATGTTTTTAAAGCCGTAACTTTAGGAGGAGCTTTAACTGTCTTACCACCAGTAATAGGTTTTAGTTTTTTAGCTGGAGCTTTCTTTTTAGTACTTTTATCTAACGCCTTTCCTACTGTCTCTGCAGGAGTACCTTGTCCCGGTTTACTCATACCATCCCAGAAGTCTTTAACTAAAAGACCTATACCAGCAAGTCCTAATGCTCCACCTAATAGCCGTTTACCTGTTCCTTTAGCTACAGATTTAGCAGCTTTAGTAGCTCCTGCTAAACCTTTACCTTCATTAAATGCAAGGGTTATAGCTTTCTTCTGTGGTACAGTTAACGCTGTACTAGAACGTTTAGCTACAGCAGTTCCTGGACCTATCTTAGCAGGAGAAGTGGTTTTTCGTTTAGCTACAGCAGTTCCTTTCCGAGGCGTAGGAGCTTTCTTATTAGACTCTCTCCGCTGCATCTCTTTAGCTACAAGCTTTAGATTATCAGACTTACTTAATTTACGAGCCATTATTCTTGCTCCTTATTATCTTCTTTAGAAACAACTTCTACAGGAGTAGGTTCGTCCATAGTAACAACAGGCCGAGTACGTTTAACTGGCTTTACTCGATCACTCTTATCTTCAGGTATTTTAGTACTGTAATACGCCATTAGGTAGTTCCTTCTAATTAGAATTAGGTATAAGTGGGTTATCTGCTCCAGCAGGGTTACTAGCTGTCTGCATATCATCTCTCCTGGAGCGACGAGCCTGATTGCGTTGTAGATCAAGAAGAGCTATGTACTGTCTTTCAAAGATAGCCATAGTAGCGTAGTCCTTCTGGAACATCATTGCTTCCACCATACTAGCATGAAACAGAAGATCATAACAGAAATCAGTGAAGTAATTTGTAGTGTTAACAGATGTAAGTGTAACAGGACGCGCTACATATGTAACTTCTCCTGTATACGTAGAGGTAGGTGTAGGTGCTATGATAGCCGTTGTGTTGTTCCTATGAGCGTAGTACCTAGGCTCACCAGTAGAAGCTGACACAGGCCAGTAGTCATCTATATACTCGTCTGTACGCTGCAGTAAGTTAATCTTAGAACCATTGCTTACTATGCTAAAGCTCTTAACAATACGAGTACCTGAAGGAAAAGTATGTGACCTATCTCCTATGGTAACTACTGTAGCAGCTATGCTAACAAGACCATAGTCATCTAAGTCTTTAGTTAAACGTTCCTCTGCTCTGTTCACCATCTTAGGAACATAGTCAGAGAACTCAGTAGAATCATTCTCGCATGCAGCTATAACGTCTGCTACAAGGAAGGAGTAATCAGCCATCTAAACTAACCGTAAAAAACTATTAAAGTAGACGCAGAAGTAGGAGCAGATACACTAACATTACCTATCATCTTGAAACCTGCGTCTGTGAAAATCTCAGAGTTAGCATCACTAGCAGTAGTAAGAGTAAACTTGATAATATTATTAGAAGCTTTAATAGCAAAGGTTCCAATACCAGAAGCAGCAAACCCTCGAATGCGAGTGTCCTCAAGAGTTACTGATGTTAGAACATCTACAAGTGTGCCACTACCAGCGCCCCCACCAGCAGGTTGACCAGAACGTAAATCAGTAGACATTATTTAGATAGTCCTTTCGTGGTAAAAAAGAAAAGGCAGGAGAGTAAGAGAACCTCTCCCTTAGCTACTCCTGCCTCTTTTTATAAAGCTTACTTAGTACAGCTTAGCTACCGCTTGAACCATACCAACGCCGGAAGTTCGACCAGCCAAAGCTGTAACGCTCACGAGCCTTGTAGCGAAGATTGCCCGTATCAAAGTCAGGCTCCATCTTCGTCTGCAACGGCGCACGAGTAAACATCTTCGTACCGTCAGGACAATCCGTTTGCAAGAACCAGCCGTTCGTGTCAGTAAAGCGGTGGTTAACAAAGCTACCACCAGACACATACCCGCCTGTTTTAATTGCATTAATGTCGTTTACGTTAGTCGCCCCGTTTGTCGCAGTTCCAGGGTTAACACCAATCGTAGTAGACATAGGACTGTTGAGTAGTTGCTCACAAGTGAAGATAAGATCCGGTGGGATATGAATGGACTTACACTGAAGACCAATCAAAATACCGCGATCATCTACCGCTTTGTGAATAGTAATGAGGGCAGTTTCCAAAGCTGCTTCGGACAGATCAACCGCCCCAAGAGTATTGGACTGGTCACCATCACCAATCGTAGTGTGATCCGCCGCAAAGAGCGCACTACCGTCACCACCAAGATACGCAGTACTAAAGCTGTTGTTGAAAACATCAGCAGCTTTAACCTGTTTCGTATTAGCCATCGCACGACCTAGACCCTTAGCACGGAGCTTGGAGAAGGAATCATAAAGATTATCTTCCATAGCTTCTTCCGTGATAGAGAACGCAAGTGCAATAGTTTCATGGACGTAACGAGAGCTGTAACTCTCCTGAGCATCATCATAATGAACTCCAGAACCTTCCTCTTTAACAGGAGCGGTACCGAAACCAGTAAACAACACCTCTTCTTCGTATGAACGATCAGAACCTTCCATCTCATAGAGAGGTTTGTGCTCATCATCCACACTGCCGTATTCCATTCCGAAGACTTTATTCAAGCCGGGAACGAGTTGCTTAGCAATAGCTGCTCTATTAATAGCCATATTTTATACTCCTTTCCCTTATGCGCTAACTGAAACGCCGATATCGGCATAATTGTCAGCATGTTCAACGAAACGCACTTCTACTTTCGGGAATGCACGTTGAGCAGCCACGGTAATATCGTTACCGGGTTCATCGTAATTACCAATAACCCTGAGAAGAAGTGACCCATTCGAGCGAGAGCCAGCATCAAGACCCATACCAGACTGTCCCGTAAAGGTACTACCAGCACCTAACGTAACACCAAAGTTCTGAGCATTAATATCACCAACAGTTACCGAAGCATCTGCTTGGATAAGGAACGTAGTATTCGGATCGTCGTCCACATACGCTTTAATGTTAGAAGCACTCGTTCCTGAAGGCCAATACTTTGACCATTTGGGAACACCATCCGCTTCATATTGACAGCCTTCAAACACTCCGATAGCCCGTACAGAGGTGCTAAGCATAACTTCAATCTTGCCAGTAGCATTCAGATGAACAACGTCACCTTTAAAAATGTTAGCAGCATACGCAGAATCAATACTATAAGTACTGAAACCACGAGAGTTAGTATTAGACCCTCGTTTACGGAGAGGTTTAAGACCAAACAACGCTTTCGATGCAGTCATAATAGCTTTCCTTTCCTATTAAGTTAGTAAACATAAATAATATAGAAAGAAGTGTAAGCTACCTTGAGACAAAATTCTATTTGTAGATAACAATTTAGTCTTGGAAACTAGCAGCCTTCTTTCCGCGAGAAACTTGAGTCTTACTTCCAGTGTGAACAGGAAAAGGATTCTTTGCGTCATACAATTGAGCGTTGACAGTCTGAACCATCTTCCTACTTTTGTTCTCGTAAAACTCTTGGCGAGATTCTGATCGTGCTTTACTCATATGACAAAGGGCTACATCGCCCCTGCAAATAGCACCAACATATCTCCCTGTCTCCATCACGGTAGAGCTGTGTTCCATTTCCGGCACATCTTCGGATTTAACGAACTCCCAACCTTCGGCACGACGTTTGCCTACATTCTTATAATCGTCTTGGCCCTTGAGAAGAACACGAACCCACCTAAGTGTTAGGCCTTTGGACTCGAATCTTTGTTGGACCGATTCAGGGATCTCAAGGAAATTAGGTTCCTCGAATACATCACTGCGTTGTTGAGAAGCACGACTGTTACCTGTACGTGATTCGATACTTTCTTTTAACCTACTTGTAGTATTCATATTAAGTCACTCCCACGCTATATTTGAATAGTTGTGTATTCGCCATCTGAAGCTTCTACACGTTGCTTTTCTCTAGCATACTCTTCTAACGGTATACCCCATTTCTGTGCATGTGCTACATCTTCTTGAGTCAAGTGGACTCTGTTCTTAGATGCAGAACCTGCTCCAGGTGGACTAGCAGCTGTACGTGAAGCACCTGCTACCGTTTGTTTCGCCTGTAACGTAGGCTTACGAACTGGTTTAACAACCTCTTCTTCTTCAAGAGAAGCGCCAAACCTCTCTGGATATTTCTCTGCTAACCTAGCATCCAGAGCATTATAAAACTCGTCATCTGAAGGATCAAAATCCCCTTCATTAATTAACTCTTGATTTACTGTAAGAGCTGCAGTAGTAAGGATCTGATCCTTATTAAACCAATCATTCCGTACAGCCCAATCCATTGCTTTAGGATCATACGTAGGAGTTGTTGGTGCTACATTATCTACTTGTTGCCTAGCTGGGGCAGCATCTACTTCTGCTTGATACTTAGCCCAAGCCTGCTTACGTTCTTCAATACGAGAAAGCTCCCCGTAACTCTTACTCATTTGCTCTTGAGCTTCTACAATAGATTCATTATCATCTTGATCTAGAGCTACTCTTAATCTTTTCTTAGCTGAATCAATACTAGCATTAAGATTAGATTCATTAGAATCCAAGGAGTTCTTAAGAGAAGCTGATAACTGTTTGTCTCGTTCTAAGAGTTTACTGTTAGCTTCTGCTAAAGCCCCACGAGCTTTATCTAACTCTTCGTCGCGCTCTTTCCGCTGTCGTATAAGAGTTCTGATACGCTTCTGAGCACCTTTAGTCTCAATACCTTCTAGCTCTTCAGCGTCTTCTTCCGTCTTCGCTTGTTTCTTTACAACCGCTGGTTGAACAGCAACGTCTTCTTTCTTGTCCTGGTTAGGTATAACAACCGGATCAGGTTTCTTTTCGGTGAGTATCTCTAGTTCAGGCTCTTCTTCTACGCCTTCAACTACCACCTCAATCTTATCTTCTTCTACCACAGGAGCGGTTAGGTCCATTGTTTCCCAACCGTCACTATTATCTTCTTGCTCTTCAGGGTCCATCTTAACGTGGTTCCTTTCCTTATCTTGTACCCGTAACTGGCGAACCGTTACGCATTGAGGGGATAATCCCTTCGCCCTAGAAAAACCTCTTTAGATTTCCCTTAATATTAAATATTATACTATCGTATTAGTATATATACAAATATTAATTAGTTAACCCCTCCACTGGAGAGATTAAAAGTAAGATCCAAATCCTGAGGGTCTTCTACTGTCATGATGATCTGATCATCAAATAGAAGAAGAAGCTGATTACCTCGGTACATGAACTTCTGTCCTACAGTCCTACCGTAGCAGACGTAATCTCCTTCTTTACACCAAGGACCGTTAGGGAACTTCTCCTCGTCCTTGTATGCACACTCACCTACCTTAACTACCTTTCCTACAGTGGTTAGATAAGCTACATCAGCTTGAGTTTTATCAGGTAGAAGAATACCTCCTTTAGTTTCTTTCTTGACTTGTACAGGTTTAACCATTATGTTAAATCCTGGAAGAGTTGGAAGCTTACCTTCCAGCAAGATTTCATCACCTCCTGTCCATTCAGCATTGTCAATACTTTTACTCATTGGGGTAGCTAATTGCATAGTATTATTGTCCTCCTTTAGTAGTCATCATCATAGTCATCACCCTCTGTTCTAGCCTTTACTACAACTCGTAGGATTTCTTTAGCGTCTTGTAATCCTTTTATATTTCCTACTACTTTACTGTAGTTACTGTAATCTTCAACCTGTCCAGCTATAAGGGAGACTGTTAAATTATCTATAGTTTCATCTATAGTTTTATTTATCTGAGTCCACAGGTCCATTCTTCTTAGTTGCCTCCATTGCTAGTTTACCAAAAAGATCAGTAGCTTTAACTTGTTTGGTAGTATCGTTAGCTGCTTCTGCTATAGCTAAGTCCATCAAGCCTTGTAAAGCTACAATTGCTTGCTTAGCATTACGGTCCCTCTCCTTCTCGTCCTTAGATGATTTCATCTTAGCACCATCCTTGAACATATCCAACTGAAGTTCTTGTTCTTTTATATCTAACTCCCTACTCTTCAAAGCACCTGATACAGCTTCCTTAGCTACAGTTACCTTTAACTTCTCAGTCTCCAGCTCCAAACGTTTACCTTCCATCTGTACCATCTGAGCTTCAGGAGTAAGAGCTTGCTGTTGAGCAGCAGCTACTTCATTAGCAGTTTTTACTTGCTGAGCTGCTTGAGCCATAATAGCTTCCATCATCTGAGGATTACCAGCTGCTTCAGGAGGAGCAATCTGACGCGCAACACCATTCATTTGCTCTTGATACTTCAACAACATATGCTCTTGCATGTTAGCTTCTAAGACAGGAGATATCCTTTGCATCAATGGGTTAGCACCATTCATGGGATCTTGTAGATACATCATCTTAGTTTGTATATGAGCATCGTGGTTCTGTCCAGGAAAAGCTTTGATAGGTATACCCTTAACAGCTGCACCAATATCTGATACAGGATCAAGAGGAATAGCTTGTGGCTTAGACGGCATAATAGCATCTATGTTAGGCATAGAAGCAGAGTTCAGGATAGTCTTATGCAACTCCTCTGTATTGTACATACCAGGAGGTGCAGATTGACTAAGCTGCAGCGCCATCTGAGCCATCATCATACGATGAGCAGAAGACGGAATGTTAGGATCAGAGACAGGAATGATATCAATTCTACCGTCAAAGTCTTCACGGTAGATCGTTAAGCTCGCTCCTGGTACGTCACACGTACATTCATCTGGTAAGTTCTCGTAGTTTAAACGAGCAAGGATACGGAACTCTTCCTTCTGGGAGTTATGTAGGCGCTTATGAATAGCAGAAAAGAACTTACTGGAAGCTTCTAACAGAGCCATCGTCGTACCTACAGGACCGTAGCTGGAAGCATCAGAGATCATCTGCTCTGTACTATCAGCAAACTTACCAGCAGCTGCAGTTACAAAGCCTAGCATCTGGAAGAGAGTCTGAGAAGGCTCCTTGTACGGTAGGGGCATGATCATCTGTCGTATGTCAGTACCTACAGCTTCTATCTCTTTGAACTCACCGGGAGCAATAGCGTCATTGTCGCCTACAATCCGTACACCTTTAGCTTTGAAACCTCCAGGAAGGTTAGCAAACTGACCAGCATC